ATTGAAGGCGTCTCAGATGGTTCATTCGAGACTACGATCCGAAGCGGCGAACCAAAACTGATTTCTAGCTGGTTCATTCAATAGCCTGACTAACTTTTATACACAAGGCAACGCTTGCCAACCAGGTCAGCACCATCGCGTCGACGGAAGAAACGACGCTTCTGAGCCACAGATCGTATGTTTCTGACATCTCTGCCCTCCCGTCAGTCCTTGTTTATTTCTGTGATCTTCTTGATCACATCTTTGCAGGTCTCCGTCGTGAGATAAAACTTGCCGTTGCTCATGGTCAAAATGCAGTTCGAGCCCTTGGCGAAGTGGCCCTCTGAGCCGCCTGGCCTCCTGATGCTGGAAATCTCGGCGATGTTCAGCTGGACGTCTTGTCCGTCTGGTGAATGGACGATGATGAACAACACTGCGGCGAGATAAAACATGGTTTCTTCAACCTCATCTCATCCCCCTTTCTAGGCGATACGGAAGCCGCTGATGGTCGAATCTCTGGAATTACCAGACCCATTGAACAGAATCTTGCCATTCACCGTTGAACTGTCTTGCACGCTGATTCTGAGATTACCAGCCGGTGAGGCGAGATAGCCCGACAGATGAATGTTAAGCGGCACGTTTGCCGCAATCAGCTGCACTGCCGTTGAGTCAATGACAGTCGCGCCATCCCACAGCTTGACTTTGAATGCCGAGATGGCGGTATCGACGATGGTAACGCTGCCACTCACAAACCATGTCCCCGTTGTGCCTTGCGCAATCTGGGGACCATCGAAATAAAGTGCCGTATTGTTCAACGCAACATCCGCCCCGAGTGAATTAGTAATAGGCGCTGAAATAACTGGATGAACATGATCCTGACGAGCAAAGAACAACGAAGTACCAACTGCCCCGGCGCCGGCATCCGGCAATGGTATGACTGTTGCCGGTGAACCGGCACCGGCCGCGCCTGGCGCTCCGGTCGGACCGACAGGTCCTTGAGGACCAACAGGTCCTTGAGGACCCGTGACTCCACTGGCACCAGTAGGTCCGATCGGCCCCAGAGGACCGGGTGGCCCCTGTTCTGGTACGTCGATGATTTGAATCTGATCATCCTGGGTTATGACGACAGAACTTGGATCATCTTGTACGACGGCGACCGGTAAATCTTGAGAAACTACAACGCTGACCGTCATCGGCTGGCTCCTGGCGTATTGGTCAACGTGCCAGACCAGATCCGCAAGGTGTTCGAGCCATGAAAGCGAACCAGCGAATGATCGAACGTGTCGAGTGGCAATTGAATCAACTGGGTCTGGAGAATGGTAACCGTGAATTTACCGTTGACTGGATCAGTGATGGTTAAACCTCCGTTCTCGGTGGTCAGCAGCAATAGTTCGTCGACGTCAGAGGCGTTTTTTCTCAGACCCATGCGCATCGTGTCACCTGTCAAGTTGATCGGACCAATGACGTTGCCCAACGAGTCAAGGGACTGATAAACGAACGAGTAGATGAAATCCGCGTCGTTCTCGGTGGTGATGATGCAGATCGCCATTTCTCATATTCCGCTGTAAGCCTGATCAACCTGAGCACGGGTCGTGATGGTGCCGCCGGCGATCCCGTTGGTCGTAGTTTGAGACACAGTGAAAGTGCTGGCTATGAACGATTGAAGCTGATCGCTCATCTTTTGCATGTCAGCAAGACTCATCACATAGAAATTTCTATCGGCGGCAAAATATGAAGTCGTCGTGCTGCCGGACAGCTTGCCGTCGATGATGGCGATCCGCACGCCGTTGATCTTGGCCTGCGAGCGGTCGTCGGTCTTGATCGGCACCGACCCCACCGACAGTCCGGTGACTGTCATACCGCCCTGTTCCTTCAGCCAGCGCGCATTCAGATTATAAGAATTGAGGCTGGCAAATTTGCCGTAGGCATCGAGCACTGCCTGCAGCGAGTCATCGGTCTGGTCACCGTCATCATCACGCGGCCAAGGAGTCGGCGCATCGATTTGCAGAAAGGCTTGATAGCCGGAATCATTGGCCGACACCTGCGTTTCACTTGCACTGGAAAAGATGCGGCCATCGTCGGCCAGCCAGTACCACGCGTATGGATTGAACACCATTTTGACTCCCTCACGTCAGGCGTAAACTCCGCCGTTAGAAACCGTTCCGGCAATTGTGCCGGGATAGTAATTTATACCGCCCCCAGCGGAATTGACCATGCTGAGCCCGTTGGCATTGTAGCGTTTGCCGGACACGCTGACGAAAATGGTAAGAGAACCGAACAGCAACGAACATTGACCTATTGAATCCGCGTTGATAAAAGAACCGGCGAACGTCAGCGCGTTGGAGATAGCCACATCCGGCCCAGGTCCGGGTGCGATCGCGAAAACTGCGCGCTGGACGAAGATGAAACAACCCGGCTCGTAACTGCTGCCGTTGCTGGGACCGAAAATGGCCCACGGCACATGCGGTGCCGTATTGGTTGCGATCGCGCCGTTGGTCACGCTGATATGCGAGCCCAAACAGGTGCCAAATGCCATCTCCCCGATCGAGACGAAAGTACCATTGCCGGTGATGCTGATGCCGGCCAGAGGATCACCGGACGAATTGGTCCCGGTAGAGGACACTTGAAAACCACGAATTGTAAAACTACCAGATGCAGAAAATGCAATCGCGCTTTGATTGACGCCGTTGACTACACATTGGTTCGTGGTCGTAGTGTTACCGATCAGAATGACGGTTCCGCTGCCGTTCTGCGCCGGAAAAACAGCCCCGGCGTAATTGGTGTAATTGGCGACATGAATCGTGACAGCGTAACCGTTCAAATTCCATTTTGGATACTCGTTCGCCGCTCGTTGAATAGTCTTGAATGGACCCGCCACGCCAGATGTAAATGTCGCCGACGTACCATCGTAACTGTCGTTGCCGAGTGTAAAGTCCACATACAGATCACGCGGCCCGGTCAGCCAGATCGGCTGACCCGAAACGGTACCCGTGCTGCTGGACCAGACCGTTCGCCAATTGGCGCCATCAAACAAAAAGCAAACGTAACTTCCCGCAAGCAGACCATTCGATACGACAGGTGAACCATCCACTCTCACGATCGGATAGTTGCCGTGAGAATTGATATTGAAAACGCTAGGACCCGTGTTGGTGTTTAGGATTTTAAGAATAACGCACAGCCCCTCGAACGGTGCACCTGGATCTGGCGATAAATTGCAGGCGTAAGCATTGGCCGTGCCTGTGTCATGCTTGAAATTCAATTGCCCGCTTTGGACCGCCTTGCCCAATTGATGAAGATCGCTGTTGCTTGGCGTAAGAAGAACAGCGTCTTTGATCAGATTGACGATCTCCCGCTGAGGATATTCGACGCTCGCAGCGGAAGGGATCGAACCGGGTTGCCCGGTGGATGGATTGCCGTTGATATATGGCGTGTCACCGTAAGTGATTTCAGGCGGCTTGTCGAAAGGCTGATTGTACAACATTTAACTGCTCTCCTTAAGTTCTTCCGATCGCCGCGCCGACGCCAAAAGCATGTCCTGACACAGCCGCTGCTGTGCGTCCTGTCGCGCTCGTCGTAACATGACCTGAAGCATTGCCGACCGAAGCAAATGGTTGTGACACAGCGTTAACCCCACCGACGCCATGTGAGGTGCCTTGTCCGAGCCATACTCCCGTGTAGTCGAAGATGATTTGAGTGTGAGCTGGCTTCCAGCGATTGAGAATGCATTCCAAATCTTTGGCGTAACCGATGCGCAGAAACGGATCAATGCCGCACTGACCAGAACCGCATCTGAACCAGATCAGTTCGGACGTATGAACATGAACAGTCCAAAAATAACGATTGGTGTCCGGTCCCAACCCATAATTTGGATACTCAGACAACACGCCAAGGGCGACACGCTGGCCATTTGGATCGCAAACCGGCAAATAACCACGGACGAACATATTGTTGAACATCGGGTTGGTGCCATCGCCATAGACCCGATTGTCACCGCAGCGATCCATCCCGACCATGAATGGGCGATATTCCGTGATGGTGATCGTGTAACCGAGATAAGCTGAAATATTGATAAACCACTGACGCGACTGACCACCCATCAAGGTCATGCGCAAAACCAGCTCATTTTGACGCTGATCAACCGTCCTGGCCTGAGACCAGCAGGGATCTGGCAAACCCCAATTGCGCTCCCAATCCGACAATAATTCAACAGTTTGGCGAGGGTCACTCTCACGTTCGAGCAAATCGGCCGCCCTGCCGTCTACGAATCCCCAATATTCACACAACCCATCGCAAGTTTCCCAAAGTATGCTGCCGATGGCATGTTTAGGCCACGCTTGACCATTGGGCAAGAGCGAGAAAAAAGCTTCCCGATAATCACTGCCTGATCTGCGGACGTGCCTGTCACTCATAGAGGATGGTTCCCAGCACCGCCATGTTGCCCAGAGATGACATCACGACATCACTTGTCGGAGTCACCATATTGAACGATATGACAGACGGCGCATTCAAGATAGCGCTGCTGATCCACGCCTCGAAGATGGTCTGGCCTGGAGCAGCCTTGATCTTTAGCATATTCTGAAGCGACAACTCTATTTCGCCTTGAGCTTCCGTGGTATTTGGCACCAGGTTCTGGATAATTATATTCAGAAACTGCTTGGTCGGAGCTACCACGTAGCAATCCTTGACAGTGACTGGTCTAACTGTGTCGATATAGTCTGCCACCGTACTAACATCTGCAGGAGTCGGCCATCCATCGTCGCTGGCTCTTAAATCATCCATCAAGAACCACACAATTACGGTGCCGGCTCCCATTCCGTTCGGAGCGGCCCATGCCCTTGTCACACCTGGCACAGCCAACGCCCAGTTTTCATAATCAGTCGCGTCTCCGCCCATCGGCGGCTGCTGAATTCGCCTGAGAATGCGGCTCCGAAGCTCGTCGTCAGTCTCAGTGTCAGCGCCTCCATCCATCGTGATCACGGTGGCAGATCCATCAACGCCAGGAGGAACAGCCAGAAAGCCCATAGTGTCTTCCGGCTCCAAGTTTCCCACTGTCCCGGCATCCAAAGCGGTAACTGGGACTTGAGTCGGTCCAGACCCCAGCACGGTTGTGGCAGTGACCTGATAGGTGGCGTTCTGAGAACCGCTGGCGCCAAGCAATGCTCCGGCTGGAATGGTACTTCCGGAAACCCCGGTAGCCGTCACGATGCCAGTAGCCAGCGTGGCCTGCTTTCTTCCAGTGGTCCCATCTGAATTAACCAGCCAAATGTCGCCGTGTCGATCCAGCCATTCTATTTCTGCGGTATCAGGCAACAGCTGTAGCGAGAGCCAGTCTACATATTCCAAAGTCAAAAAGCACAACGCGCCCTGGGTATCGCTCATGACCCGTAGCACGCTGTTTGGGATAGTCGCATCACTGCCAGGGAGCGACCCATGAATCGAGTCCCGAACCAGACTTCTGACTTCTCTTAAAGTTGGAGTGTTCCAAGGCATTACGGCATGATCCCTTGCCATAGCATCTGGTATTTCAAATCGATGGCGTAGCTTGGCCCGCGGTAGATGCGAACAATAGCGTTGATCTGCTGCTTGTCGGCTCTCATCGAGAGAATTTCATATCTGCTTGCGATCTTGCGATCAATAAATGGTTGAATGGCATCTCTGATGTAGTTCATCGCCCATGACTGGGTGGCTCCAAACTTGGCCTGAACCGGCTCGATGGCGCTTCTTCTTAGCAGCCAAAGCTTGGTTCCGATTGGCCACGCATTCCAGATCACGTCACTGTCAAAGTCGCCCCACCATCCTTCTCTGTTGGTGGAGTCGGGGTCTGGAAGTCTGTCATCTATGTCAGCCAGGGCGTCAGTCCCAAGCGCTACCATCACCGCAGTGGCCAGAGCCATGCTGTCATCCAGCTCTCCGTCAGACAACAGTTGCCAGTCGATGGTCACATTGTATGCTGGAAACTCGTTGTTCTGGACAGTCCTGATGTCTACTGGAAGCGTGGTCATTTGTCAGTCTCAAGCGCTGTTAGTCTCGCCTCAATGGCATCCAACCTGCGAGAGAGTTCATCGACCCACGTTGGCGATGTCTGAGGTGAAACCACAACTGGGTCTGCTTCCGCCGATGGAAGCGTGAAGCCTGGAGGCAGCATAATGCTTGGAGGCAGCGTAGGCAATCCTAACGAAGGCAAAGACGGCATCGTAAAACCAAGCCCACTGATGATCGAGTCTATGTAGTTTTTGGTCGCAAGATGCAACGGAGATGTCGGAGGTGCCGCAGTCACCTGCTTCATGAAGTAGCCGAAACCTCCAGTGAACTTGTGACCGAGGATTTGGACCAAGTAGCTGGACGCATCGTAAGTGGTTGCCGAGGATGATGGTTGGAACGAGTGCAATGGTGTCTCGTACTTGATCGTCTGGTCGTGAGCCAGATCGGTCTTGTCCTTGGTCATCTGCAAGTACTGCTTGCCGTTCTGAGTATATCGCTGCTTCTGGCCCTGAGCCTTCTGGTTGGATTGCTGGTCCTGGGGCGGGTCACCCAGCTGAAGCTTCAACTTCTTGTCGGTACGCCCAGTGAGAAACACCCCGTCGTTGTTCATGTGAAGCTGGTGCTGCAGATAGTCGAACATCGCGACGTCGCCCTTCTGCAATTCCTTCAGCCTGAACCGGCGATCATCCATGTTTCCAAATACCGGAAAGCTCCGGTTGCCGCCCATGAATTGAACGAAGGTCTCGGCACTCTGGGTAATCTTGCCTTGAGCGTCCTTGACTGCGTCCCTCACCACGCTGGTGAAGCCGTAGTTCTGAGGACTCTCAATGGCGCTCCTGGCCTCGTTGGCCATAAAGTTGCCCTTGCTCTCCTGCATGAGTTTTGTATCATCAACCTCAGGAACAGTGACCCTCGATCCCCCGGCGACGTAGGACCTGAACGAAGAATTGGCCGGTGTTGCTCTGTGCATAGGCTACTCTTACGCTACTGGAGGAATGGTCTGACCGGGGGGCACCTGCTTGGGCAGTTGGTCCGGGATGGAAGGGTCTGGAGCCTTGCCCACGTTCATCGGGGCGGTATCTTTCAGCGCCCACGGCTGCTTCAAGTCAAGCTGGGTCTGGGTCCCGTTGCTGTTATCCTGGGTGAATGTTACTGTTTCAATCTTCATCATCATATTCAGGGGACACATCGGAGAGTAGACGAACACGTTGTCACCCGGCCACCACAAATTGGTGTCATCCCTGAACCAGCCCTGGACTGTAACCGTCGCGTCAATCTGAGGTCCCTCGTGCCACAGCGCCTCGTTCTTCGCCCTGTCCAGAACCTCTTGAATGTTCTTCACGGGCTGCTCCGAGGGCGTGATCAGGAGACTGCCCCTGTAGCCGGTACCGGCCCAGCTGCGCTCAAGCTCGCTGGCCGCCGTGCCGTGATTGTCGTCGCTGGCCGCAGACTGGGCGACCACCTTGTATTCCTCGTAAGTGTGGTCCTTGTGGAACACGCACTGCATCTTCTTGATGTTCTGGCCCTCGATCAACTGGGTGTTCAGAACTGGCATGTGATGGTCGCCGATCGCAAGGAAGTTTCCCCAGCTATCGCTCCCGAGGATGATCCCCCTGGGTCTAGCTATCCTTTCTAAGAAATCCCAGATCGGCTCACCTGGCTGATTCTGAAGCTTGTCGAACGGAAGGGCATTCAAAGTGCCAACTGGGATGATCTTGGTAGGATATGGACTAACGACCTTCTCCGCCACTTGCTGCCAAGTCATGCCATCGAAGCTCCCGCTCTTGGTATTGACGCTGCTCCTGGCCACCGGAGCCGTCGCACTCTTGCCCTGAATCTCGATCCCATGCTGAGTGGCCTGATAGGCCACCTGTCTGGTCTCAATGAAACCAATTAAAACGTTCACGCCTCCAAGATTGACCGCGACCGTAGTGCCTGGATCAGAACTCGGCATGAACTGAAGCTTGTAAAACAGACCTGCCGGAGTGTCGCGTTCAACGCTTTGAAAGCGGAAATAAGAATACGCGTCATGCCACTTGAGCTGGACGAATACGCTCTCCCAGTCCTCGAAGTTTATCCCATTGACAATCAGCGTGGCCTGCTCGTACGGCACTCTGGAATTGGGGTCTCGAGCTGGGATCGAGTACTGAGTAACCGGAGGCGCAGGCTCGGTTGTACCTCCAGTGATGATGACTCTTGGAGGTGGATTCTCGCCATTGCTCATTGAGACAAAGCCTGCCCGATCGCTGGACAAAACGCTGGATGAACTACCTTATTCTCGGCCCGTATCTGATCGTAGCGACGGGCGTCACCGTACAACCTCTGAGATATGATCAGACTTGGCAGAGGAGTAGCAAACTGATACGTCAGCATGGACGGCAGAGGGCGGCCTGTCTCGACAAGGTAGTTGACGATCGCGGCCCTGAGACTGATGATCGCCTGGTAGTCCATCGGATCCATAGTATCGGCGGCCACTTCCTCAGCGGTGTTGAAAGGGATTTGAATCTGATTAATCAGGTCATCAACCTCTTGACGACTCTGGAAGGTCATAGCGGAGATAATCTTGCCTTCCTGGGCCAGAGCGAGATGAATGCTTCTGTCTCTGATCATCGTGGCCCCGAGCGTCACCGGGGTCTCCACGTCCAACAATATTCTCACCTCTTCCATCTGTGGCAGAGTGGCGCCGGATTGGCGAACAAGATCAAAACAAAGATCAAGAGGTGAGCCAGCCTGATCGTAATAGAGCAGAGACAGAGCATTCACCAACGTCCATCCTATTACGACCTTGGCTTGGATGCCAATTTGATCCGTGCTGCCAATGGCAACAGACAGATTGGCCAGCAATCGCTGAACGATCCCTTCGGCCTCTATGGCATCCGTCTTGTTCATCTTCTCACCGTCATCTTTTTTTGACCCCAATTACCGAATCTTTCAACAAAGATGTCAGCTGGCCCAGGAACAGGCTGCTGAGGCTGAGTAGCTGACGTCGGAGGGTCCGGCCCAGCCATGTTAGCTTGGGTCTGTTGACGGAGCGTGTCCGCCGCTGAATTCAATACGGTATTGGTGTTCTGAGATGGCGTAAGATACTGTGGAGGCAGGCCAAATTCTGCGAACTCTATGTCGAATGTACAGTAGCCGCCAAACCTCTCCTCCTCGCTGAGTCTATACCTCGTGACCACCACATTTTCGCTCGGGAGCGTGGAAAAGACCAACGTGCCTGGCCCCGGCTTTTCCAGCGCTTTGATCAACGCATCCCTGGCCACCCTGTAGTCCACGTTGTACAAACCATCCAGCGCCGGTCCCTGCATGGTAAACGGATGGGTGATGCAATAGGCCCTGACGGTGAAGCTCTTGGCCTTCCTGCCCATGTCCTCTGCGTACGGCAGCTCTTTCTTGGGAAATTCATGCTGAACGATTCTGCGACCGTTATCCCTGCTGTTGGCCTCGCAGAAGAACAGGGCCGAACGAAATGAAGCAGTGATCCAGGCGTCCCTGAATGGAAGATGGATGTCCTTGATCGTGCTCATCAGTCTGCCGTTTCCGCAAACGTGGACGCCTTTGGCCCGGTCTCTGCTGGTACCATCTGGGTACTTCGCTCAGGCGCAGTCGGCTTGAACAATCGCTTGCTGCCCAAAGTTACATCATCTCCTTTATCAGCTCCGATGTTCACTGCCACCTTGCCGGTGGCGTCAACTTTCACAACCTTTATTGACTTTTTATCAACTGTGGCTCTGTCTCCAGCTATAGAACCTTTTTCACTCTCAGACTTTTTATCCGGAGTATCAAAAATAGAAAGTTCTTCCTGACGCCGCGTTACGAGACCTGGCAATTCCCGCCCCTTTGGGCCGCCGACATGGGTGTAGGTGCCAAATAATTTGCGAGCGGCACCCACATCGCCAGCCTTGATAGCAGCGCGCAGTGCTTCATTCTTTTCGCCGCCACGCTGAGTCCACCCTGTGTTAAAATCAAGCGACGCCAAAGCAATTTTCTGACCGCGAGACAAATTGGGATTCATATCGTTGATGCGCTTCAAACTTCCAGCGAGATAATCTTCTTCCTCTTTACGCGCTTCAGGTTCAGTGATTGAAGTACGCCCTTTAGGGTCTGTTCCATATCCAATTTTGCGCTGACCAAAATCAGGCTCATTCCTTGGCGTAAAACTCTCCTTGTCACGAACCCATTTTGCCGTTTCTGCTAAAACATCTTCATTGGATTTCTGAGTAGCTGGAGTGGTAGCAGTAGTAGTCCCACCACCAGCCATGGCGGCAGCAGCTGCCTCTGGCGTATTGGCGCCTATAGCTCCCATAGACTTTGCGCCTTTGGTAAAAGCATCAAACTCAGGTGCCCCAAGATTACCCATGCCGGACGATGGAGCGGCGGCTGGTGATGGAGCAGCAGAAGACGGACCAGTCGATGGACCAGCCGTTGACGGAGGACCAGTTGACGGACCAGGACCAGCTGAGGCTGGAGCGGCACCACCTCCAGGCGTAGCGACGCCGCCTCCATCTCCAGGAGGCACGTTGATGCCCAATTGCTGGGCTGCCAAGTAGTCGTTGAGCCGCTTCAACTGGCCTGTGTTGTCCTTCATCGTGTTCTTGTATTCTTCATTGTCATCGGCCATCGAGGAGAGCAAGTGGGTGGCTTTCGCCTCTCCATCAGCCTCTCCGTCCTTGGCCTTCGGCAAGGAGTCGAGACCAAGCTGGTCACCCAAACCTTTCTCATCCTTGCCACTGCTCTGGTACAGGTCTGTGATCCACTTCCAAAACTTGACCGTGTTGACGCCTGGAATCATGAAAGACATGGTATCAAACGTACCCTTGGCAACTTGCTTGGTCAGCGGCTTCTCCCACAGCTCGTGCAGGGTCTTGGTCAGAGAGATGGCGAGATGAAGTCCAGTAACGACCACGCCGTCCGGAGAGAGCGCGGATGTCGACATCTCATCCATCCAGTCATTCCACTCCTTCTTCAGGTCCTTGACGCCTGTGTAAAATTCCTTCGTGGCGGCGGCCTGGGCGTCGATCCTGGCCCTCTCTTCTTCGCCGACTGGCTTCATCTGAACGCCGCGCATTATGGCGTCGAGGCCCCACTTCTCCAAAAACTTCTTCGTGAACTCTGTGGAATCGGCCAGGTTGTTATTGGTGTCCTTCATCCTCTCGTTGAAGACGACCTGAGCCTGGGCCGCCGCCTTGTTCATGGCCAGAATCGGGTCCTGCTCC